CCTAACTTTTTCTCTAATTCAGTATAAGACTTTACTAAGTCATCTACCGATTTGAATTTTCCAAGAATCTTTTCGTCATCTTTAGGGTTCTGACTTTTAGAATTGTCCTGCGATAAGGAAGATTTTGGAATGAATCCTTTATCAGTCATGATAAAGTCATCAGTTTCTAGTAAAGCAATAGCAGAGTCTTGTAGGTTTTCATTACTGCTTAATAAATCACCTAAAGATTTACCAATAGGTTTTTCGTTATCATCATTTATATCCTCAGATTCTGCTCCTTCTGAATTTTCATTAGAATCAGTAGATTTAGGATTTAATTCCTTTTCTTCTAAATTATCAAATGAAAAACTACTTGAAAATTGTGCTGCTTCTCCTGCCATAATGTTAAGTATTTATTTAATTGTTGTCAATTGTTATTTATTTGTGTTTTCTTTTTTATGAGATGATATTCTAGCCTTCTCATTTTTCAGTTCCTCTTTAGTCAAGAAATCTTCAACTTTTCCTTTCATCATTTCACCATCCATCTTACCTTGTTTTAGTAATGTAGATAATTCAGCAATGAATCTTGCTTTCTCTCCTTCAATATCAATAGCAGCTTCGTAAACTTTTTGTGTTATTCTAGTACTAATCAATTGTTTTTCAAGAATCTCATTCTCACTCTGTAGCTTTTTAATTGCTTCATTCATTTGTTCAATTTGACCTTGCAACTGTTGTAACGAACCAATCTTTTCTACAATAGCTTTCTTATTAGGCAAATCAGTCTTATACAAAACAGTCTCTTTATCAATAATACCCATCCTGTATAATTCCATATACTCTTCTAATTCAGCCCATCTGTTAATTAATAATGTACTTCCACCTACAAACTGAATATTGTATCTAGTCTCAGTATCATCATAGAACTTCTGAACTCCTTCAGGTGTAATCTCATTTAATGTAAATAATTGTACAGATTCTGGGTCTTCTGGGGTAGCAATTGCTACAATCTTCTCAGTTTTGTATAAAAATTTAGCATAATCATCAATGATAACTCCTAAAGTAGTTAAGAACTCATTCAATACATTAGTAGCAAAACCTCTAATTCTTCTTGTACCAAAATCATCTCTAGCTAATAATCCTCTGTAAGGCTCTCTACCACTCATGTCTCCTTGACCTTGCATATAAGCATTCATACCACTTATATATTCCATATCCTGTACACCTTCTTTACCAATAGTATAGAAAGCATTATTTAATGGCATAGGTTGAACAGGTGTTGGCGGCTTACCTTGCGAATCAGGATTATACTCTAATACTGCTCCGGGTGTTGAAGATTGTTTTTTAAATTCATCTGAATTAGATACAGTACCTTTTTCAGCTAACCATCTAGGAACACTACTTAAGTTAGCATGATGAATCATGATTTGATGAGATTTATTAATCTCTTCTTGTTTACCAACTAAATCCATTGCTGCTGACATTGAATATGGATTACCAACATTTCTATAACACAATGGTACTATCGGAAAGTTTTCTCCAGGTAATTCAACTTCATCTTCTATCATGTAATCACCTACTACATGACTTCTAAATATCTTATTTTTCCAAAATGGTATAACAGCTAATACATTTTCAGGTGGTATTACATCTGCAATATTCTTCCATTCACTCTCTTTCATGATAGATGCTTTTACTTGGTCTTCAACCTTGTACATTACTCTAACATGTTTAACTTTCTTTCTTTCATAGAACTCGTAGTATCTATAAAATGTTACCTGATTACCATCTCTATTAATACCATCATCTACATCATAAGAGTGAACAGGAGTAGGAGATACAAAATTAAACATCATATAATCTCTATCATCTCCTCTATTAGATATGCTCAATATGTCATTCTTGGTAAGCCCTGGAAAATCAAGCATTAACTGCTCTTCTGTTTTAAACTTGCTTATCATTATAAATGAAGCATCTCTAAAGAACGGGTCTCTACTGTGTGGGTCTACATATACATCCCATGGTTCAATTGATTCTACTACAACTTCTCCTAATCCATTATCCCTATCAGGGTCGATACCTACTGCTAAGTATCCAATACCTTTAGTTAATGCGTCTCTTACACTCATTGATAATACAGTTTGTCCTTTAGACTCTTTCCATATATACTGAGCAACAGTAGCATGTAATTGAGCTAATTCTCCATCTGAACCATCAATACCTACTGCTTGCCATCTAGGTGTTTTAGCAGTCAAGAAGAACATCATCAACTCAATCTGAGGTGTCATCTTGTTAACAATAAATGTAGGCATTTTTTTCTCAACTAAAGACTCATACTCTTCAGCTGTTAATTGATTACCCAAGAAGAATGCAAATGCTTTTTGTGATGAATTTAACCATTGCAATCTTTGAGAGTTCTTTAGGTTATCAAATATATGAATAATTCTGTTGACTTTTTCTGTTTCTTTTTTTATCATTGTGTTTTCCAATTATCTGAATTTTCATTTCCTTTTTTATAAAATCTTTCTATCTCCCATGGGTCAAATATCCTGTCCTTTGAGTTAAATTCAGGTTTCTCTACCTGTCTTTCAGGCTTATATGATATTCTCTTACTCATTTCTAATGAATCAAGTAAATCAATATACTTAGCAAACTCTCCAAATGTAGTTATCTCTGTTTCTAATCTTGAATGTTCATATCTAATATAAACTTTACCTGTATTCATTACAGTTATTAGACCATTATAAATCCTGTCAATTTTATTGGTTTGTTCATGAGATAATCCAACTACAGGTATGTTTTTATATTTATCATATTTCTCTCTGAGAAATGCAATACTATTAAAAACTCCAGAGGATAGAGCAGTTCTTTCTACTCCTGCTCTTCTAACTCTGTATTCAAGACCTTTATCAAGAATCATGTTTGATGTTCCTCTACCTTTGACATCGCTTTCTAATGCTATATCAGGTAAATTCTTTGAATTAAATGTCCATAGTACGAATATATTACCATGTTCATCAACAGCTATTACATTCATTGCAGTATCAGATGATGTTCGTGACTCAATATCAGAAGCTGGGTCGCAGCCCAAGAATGTTAAAACTCTTCTTTTGTAGTCAACTTTTTTACCACTCATTTCTGTTATTCTTAAATATGTTGTATCTCCTTCAACTATAAATTCACCATCCCAATACTTAATAACCTTCTTACCAAACAGTGCTGTTTCACTATTGGTAACTTCCATCTCATACTCTTGAGACCAAGTATGTCCCTGGTCAGACTGTTCAAGTCGTCTTTTGATTGTCTTTAACTTTTTACCATCAAAATATTCTGGCCATAAAGGATTATCTATCTGTGTAGATTTCTTATACACAACCCATGAAAAATCTTCAGCTTCATTGCCATTCTTAATCCATTCTGCATGTAAATCGTGTATTCTCATTACAAAACAATCATAATGAACAGGTGTCTGATTTATCTCAATTCTACCTACTTCAGGGTCAAGTGCAGGCATAATAACTGAAGTAACAGCACCAGCATTTGCATCTCTTGAATACTGAGTTTTAGTATTAGACTCATCTTCAAAGTCATCTAATATAAATCTATTAGGTCTTAAATGGTCTTTAAGTAGTCCACGAATACCATGTAAACCTGCTCTGCATATCATAGAACAACCATTAGAAAAATCGAGTTCTTCTTGATTCCATTTCATTCCTTTTTTCTCACCAGTCAAATCTCCAAAATAATATCTTAGCTTTTCATTAGTTTCAATCTGACTTTTAACAAAGTTAACATTTCTCATTGATTGAGTCTTATTAGTAGCTACCCATACAGTAAACCACATCTTAGTTGCTATATCATAATCATATGTAACAATATCTTTCAATATAGATGCTTGAGTAATCTTAGTCTTTCCATGTCCACGAGGCAACATGAATATCTTTGGTTTCAGATTACTTAAATCATCTTTTAAAGCAGCTACTTCATAGTGATATGGAGATACTGTTTCTATTCTAAAATCATTAGGTAAAAATAGCATTCCAAAATCAACTGCGCTACTTAGTGCAATTTCAAGTATTTCTTCTTTTTTTGATACATTACCTATTATTATGTTTGACATCTAATTCACATTAAACTTTATAAATACATATCTACCATTACTATACACAGATGCAATCTTATCGTATTTAGATACGATATATAATATATCATCATACGAGCAACTCGTTAAATCCATCTTCATCAGTGTAGGAAATAACCTCAACATCTTTGGTATGGAGTCTACTAATTGTGTTATTTGATAATCTGTCATTTGTTATTTCTACTTTCTTTGACATTCCTAAAAGCATTGCTTTTTTTTCTTTAATTTGCATCAACTTATCATCTGTAATTTCAGACATGTTAGATGATATTTGAGCTATACTCTTATCCTTAGATGGAAACATATTAGATATTTCTGATAAGTCTCTTAGGGCTGCTCTAACAGATGAAGAACAGTTTTTCATATCTAATAATCCATCATCAACTAATTGTTTATATTTGCTAACTATATATGATTTAGATACACCTTCTTCTGTAAGTATTCTCTCTACTTCATCAGATATTGATGATTGTATTCTTTCTTGCTGTAATAACCTGTTAGATGACATAATAGAATAATATACATTATTAGTTTTAAATGTTTCTTTATAAGCTTTATCTGGCTTCATACCATTTGCTACATAGGTACAGAATACTTCTTCTTTTGCTGTGAGTTGGTCTCTATCTTTAATTCTTTCATTAAAGTCCTTCTTACTCTGACCTATTGCATATCTATTAGGATGAAGCTCAAATCTAGTATCCATAATACATGTTGGATTGATAGGAAATACGCCAACGCAAGTTCTTACATATCCTTTATTAAATGAACCTGTAGTATCTGCTTTAGGTGGAGTATTGTTTCTTACTAATATCTGAACAATTCTAAAATCATCAGAGAAACACCAATCATATTTTTGAGCTTCTCTCCATGAAACACATATCTTACCAGAGAAATCATTAATATATGTGAAGTATTTTTTAAATTCATTTAATGCAATTCTTATTTTTTCTTCATCTGAAACATCTTCTAATGTTCCAAATATCATATGTATTTTTTTTTTAATAAAGATTGATGAGAAATTCTTAGAATGAGTTATTTTATGTTCTGATGTCATGTTATTATTATGAATGAATAGATGATTAATTTTTTTTATTAAATCTATTGTGTTTCTAATATAGAATATTTATCTTTAAATATACAAATAAATTATCTAAATTATAATTAAATAATTAATCATATAAATTCATAATGAAAATAACAGAGAAATTAGTAATAAATCATTATAAAAAATATACTAGCCATTCAATGATGATACCAAATACAAAGTTTTTCAAAGATTTTGAATCAGATATAATATGCATAACTAGTGATATGTCTTATGAATATGAAATTAAACTAAGTACAACAGATTATATAAATGACTTTAAAAACAAGTCTCGTAAGCATAATTTATATGTATCCGAGTATAAAGATTCTCCTAATTATTTTTACTTCATCACTCCAAAAGGACTAATTGGAAAAGAAATGATTCCTGATAAGTATGGTCTAGTTGAATTTACTGTAGAATATAAGAAATTTGGCTCTAAATCAATACCATATTTATCATTTTGTTCAGTTAAAAATGCAAAAAGATTGCATAATAACACATTAACAATACATCAATATAAAAAATTATTATCATCAGTATGCTGGAAGTTATTCAAATAGATAATAAAATAGATTTCTACATAGAAAGAAAAGATGCTTTCTTTATTAGTATTCAGAATGCTTTTAAAGGAAAAGAAGTTAATGAAGCCAAACTAAATAAGTTAACTGACTTTATTGATTATGCTCTGAAGAGTAAATACAAGATAATCAAATCTGAATCTAACACAGATATTGTATTCATATTTTGCCCTAAGAAAATGAATAAAAAAGATATTGAAATTACATATAAAATTACAGATAAAATGATTGAATTAACAAAGAATCAAATATCTGTTGAAGTATATGAATTAGAGTCTTTAATAAAAACTTCAATAAAAGATAAAAAACCATCTAAGAAAGAAAATGAAGTTAAAAAAATAAAAGAATTAAAACAAACAGACCAAACTGAACAATGGTTTAATAAGAGATAATTATGGTACCAAATATAGAATTATATGATTCCAATCATAAATATGAAAATCAATCCGAAAATGAGAAATGTATAAAATATATAACAGACAATTCTAATAAAATATTCTTCAGCGATAATGATTTTAAAAAGCCAAATCTATTCAATGAAATTATAGTTTCAATACGTAACATTAAAAAAGAAATGAGATTAAAATAAAATTATAATGAAAACTACTAAAAATATAGACATATACTTTCCTGGTATCACATCTGAGTTAAATCTTAATATAGTAAAAGATAGCAATATGAAAAGACACATAGTAAGCTGCCATTGTAATAATACTTCTTCTATTGGTTATGTGTTAATTGATGAAAAAAAACAGAATTTGATGGAGATGTTTTATTTAGAACTTTATATTCAATGTACTTACAAACAGCTTCTAAGGTAATAATGAATGGATTAAATAATAATATAAAATACGGTCATTATAAAGTATTCAATGATGATGATTTTTTCACAACAATAATTCATAATGATATAAAACTTTTTTCATATGAAAAATTTTTAAAATTTTCATTAGAATACATGGAAATGAAAATCAAGAAAATTTGCATTTTAAAGGAAAATAATTATTCAATTTCAAATTTGATAGATTAAAATGATTAAATTGGATTGGAAATGATTAAATTAGATTAAAGATGCGATAACTATTGTGGTTCTACTATGAAAATATAATCTGAAAATGTGTATGGTCTATCTATAATGCCTACTCCCCCCTAAAAGGGGTTTTGGATATCGTAATTTTATTGTTAATGTATGTTGTTTTTGTGTTTTTAGTCCTTAATTTAATTATTATATATTATGAGAGTAAAAATGTCTACAGTAGACGTTCAGTCTGTCTTAAATAAGATGAGTTCAAACGACTATGAAATAACAGAAAATGATATCAACATGATAGCAATATCACTCAATGTTGATAACGACAGCCTTAGAGGCTGGGCGATAAATAGCAATATATCTAACGCTGAATTTACTGTGATATACAGTAGAGATAAGGCAAAGGTTAAAGCAATGATAACATCATATGAAGATGCAATCCTAAAGTCTGTCGAGATAAAGACAGCTAAAGGTAATATGAATATGATGTCAGGTCGTAGAAAAAGCTGGATATAAGAGAGAGATTTATTCTCTCTTTTATTTTTTTATATGTGTTATTAATTGTTATTTATATATATGTACACAATATATATGTATGGATAATAACTACAACACACAATAATCACACAATAGAATCACATGCTCAATAAACCAATTTAAATCATCAATAATTAGCGATGATTTTCATTTCATATTGAGTCCAATCTTCAGATATAAACATCAACTACCAACAATGATGTAAAATCCGTACGAACTTTGATAGAGTTCTAGTCTATAAATGCAATACATTTGACAATGTATTAACCTGTTAGTTAAATTCATTTAATGAATAGTAACTATGTTCAATCAAATAACAGGTCAATGATATCCAACATTTTAATAGCAATATTATTCCTAGTGAAACATCTAGCAGTATTTATTGCAGTATACATTATGATTACAATATGCAAGTTCTCCCTAGTAATAGGAATGACAGGCTTATTATTAGTCATATTAGTTTATTTACTAAACTAATGTATATTAACCAGAGTAAACTGGGCTAATTAAATCTGAAGTGAGATACAGCTTTACTACTCAATGTATCGAAACTTTTAAATTAACATTAATTATACAAAGGAGAATAATGTACGAAAATTTGAATAAAGAAAAAACCGCCAATAGCAATTTAGGTGCTGTTATGGGCAGTATTTTGTCTGTTGCTAATGGATGGGGTGAAGCATCAACTTTTTACAAGGTTGGAAGCTATTACGAAAAAGTAGAAATTGCAAAAATAGAAATTGAAACAAAAGTTATAGGTGCTGGATATTACAACAATTTGACCATAAATTGCTATGTAGGTTATAGTAAGGAAAATAAAAAGTTGTTTGAAATAAATGATGGTGCAAATGTCGAGGTTCGATATTGCCCATAACTGACGAGTGTATGACCAGTTGGGCAATTAAATGCACAAATTTTCAATAACAGATAAAACATAATAGAATGGAAGAAAGTAAAAATACAGCACAAACCGCAACTGACGTATATACAATGTTAGGTAACGTTATTTTTTCAAAGGATTTATTTATTAAAACCATTGATGAAATTGAAAAACAACATAGGCACGATTTTAAATGTAGTGAAGCCTTTAGAGTTATTCTACCTAACGACTATGTTTCAAATTATGCAAATCATTGGTTGCAAAATCAATTAGTCAAAATATTGCAATTAGCAATGAATGATAATCATAAACACAGTTGGATTGAATATTATATGTGGGAACTTGATTTTGGTTTAAAATACACGAAAGGCTGTGTTAAAATACATAATAAAGACTTTGAGTTAAAAACTGCATCTGATTTATGGGATTTGCTTAATGTTGCCTAACGGTGGCGATATAAAATCGGCAGGGATTAAGTGCGAAACCCTATCAGCCGATACAAATGATGAATAGATGCACACGGTTAATTGCAGCACATACGCCCTGCTGTTTTATGACCGCTTGTTATAGGGCGTTTTATTCTAAAAAAATATGGATTGGAAAGAAAACATTGGGAAATATGCTTATCGTGTGAAAGATAGCAAGATAGTTAATTCAAGAATTGACGAAGGTCGGATGTCTATACATCTAAATACGGGTTCTGACAGGCACGGGCGATTACTTGACCCCGTTATAGAATATCGTTTTGAACGAGAAAAGGATTGGGTAAAAACAGAAAACATCTTCTTTACGAAAGAGGACTTTTTAAATGCCCTATAACGGACGAGTATAACCGTTCGGGCGTGAATTAAATATAAACTTTCAAAATATAAATGACTTATGAATACAAACAAAACTATCCAAGAAGCAGAAAACAAGCCTGACGGTTATACATTGTTATGCGCTGGAGATGCTGAAAGATTCGAGAAACTATTTGGATGCACTCCTGATAATTTTACAGGGATAAACGCCCCTTATGATTTTTTAGGATGCCAAGAAGCCGAAGAACTACTGCAAAAATTTGGATTTTGTTCAATGTGCTTAGGAAGTGGAACAGCTTGGGCTGAATGTTGTAATGGTTATAGATGCAATTGTAATGGACAGGCACAACCATTTACTTGCCAATGTTGCGATGGTACTGGCAAGTATGAAAAAAAGGAGGGGAATCCAAATTTTGATTATTTGATGTCGCTTGCTAATAGCAATAAGGGGCGTTTAGCTTCTAATGACTGGTAGCTTGCGTATAACGGACGAGTGTATGACCAGTTAATTTACGGATTTTAAACACAAAACATTGATATTATGAGTAAAGTAAATAGAAGCACCCACCAAAAGGCAGTTGAAGAAAACAAGAAATTGATTGCCGACATTAAACTATTAGTAGAGGACGGATTGCCTTCTGCGGAAAAGATACTATGTATTGCAAAATGGCGAGAAAAATTCAAAAAAGAGAAAGAGTTTAATTCTATGATGAAGCAAGCAGCAAGGCAATATATCAAAGACCATGCGGATGAACTGCCTGACTTTTTAACCAAAGGCGTAGTAAATTAATTGGTTATACACATTGTTGTAGTGGCGAAGCGAACGTTTTAATGCACTATAACTAGATATTATAATACAAATGAGATGACAGATGGAAAGACAGCATATTTATTAACAATTTAATTATATATTATGTCAAAAATATATATAGTAAATTGCGATAGTTTAAAACTATTTGCAACATTTAGTACATTAAATGAAGTTTTATCATATTTAAATGATTTGAATAAAACAAAGTTTAATAGTGAAACATTCTCTATCTTTGGTAGAGGAGTGAAAATTGATTATGATAAAAATAATCATGAAAGATTGGTAGATAGTGATTACTATGTAGATAGTGTAGTTTTATCTTTTAAAGAAAATCATAATACATATTATAAATTCTTTATTAGATGTATAAATAAACAAGGAAACACATTAGAACTTAATTAATATGTTCAATAAAGAACTTAACATACATTAAACATGAATAAGAAAATAAGTAATCATTACTTTACATTCGGACAAAACCATGTACACAAAATTGGTTTTAGTCTAAAAGATTGCTTTGTGAAAGTAGTAGCAGAAGATGCTAATAAAGAAAGACATATATTTATTGAATCATTTGCTAAACATAATCTTCTTTCTGTTAATCAGTGGGCATTTCAATATTCTGAAAAGAACTTTGACATTAAGTATTTTCCATTAGGATTGTATTAGGAGATTCATCAAAATGATTAATATTGAATTATTTTTCATATTAACAATAATTAATACAATATCGTTAGTTGTTATGATATTCTTAATTAAAAGAGAACACATCAGAAGAAATTATGATGATTTTAAATCTCATAGATTGATGAAGATGAATACTAAATATTTAGTATTCATGATGCTTGTAAATGAAACATTTGCAGGTATAATATTATACATATTAAATTAATATAATAATACATAATGCAATAATAAAATGGAAAACGAAGATTTA